TCACGGCTTGTAGTATACCGGACGGACACCTGAGTTCCCTGCCCCTACCGACGTCCGCCCACGGTTAGCGAGTAGCGCGTTGATGCCCCCACCAGCCCCGTTGGTATACGCCCCGCCGCGGAGTGTCATGACCTCCCCGCCCGCTTTATACGATAAGGAGTCGTCGGAAATCAGACCCGGCAGCGGGAACAACATCAGTCGGCGCAGCACCCTTAGCGCGACATCGGATACCGGCGTAGCCCCGGGGTTCGTGGCACTGGTGAACAGCGTATTTTCACCATAAATCAGTGTGTAATTCCCGGTCCCCGAAAGGCCGATACGAACTGAGTTAGGTGTGGTTGGAACATATGAATCTGTTCCCGGCGTTCCGGTGCCAGTCGGCGTAAGGAGAGACCCATCCACACCACTAACGGCTTTCCATGCCGTTGAGGATAACGTGTGGTCGGTGGTGTAAAGCGCGGCGTCGTTATTGACCATTATCTGCAGCTCGCCACCGCAGAAACGGACCCCGGTAACGGTCTCCCAAATGTTGCCTGCCAGGTCTGCAATGCCTGCATAGTCGCGGTTGTGCCGCCAGCTGACAGGACCGGAGCCGGTCAGCGTCAGACCCGTTCCGGATTCGGTCCCGGCGGCCAGCCCATCTGCCCGCCGCCCCTTCTCGCTGGGGTTATCCGATGACAGCCCCCAGTTGGTATTGCCGCGCGGTGATTGCCCCTGTGCATAGCACAACAAAGCGATTGCCGCCCATTCCGCGTTTGTCATGGCGTGCCAGCCGATGCCGGCCGCCCGGGCGAGACCGATGCCCGTATCATAGGCCACCGACGTGGCGGGTATCCGGTCCGGAAGGGACAGCAGTTGGCCGTTAACAATACAGCCGGGGTAGGTGCCGACGAAAATCTGACTAACCTCGGTACCATTAACGATAAATGCCGGATGCGTTCCTGATCCCAGCGAAGCATCAATCGTGCTGACGTCAAACTTGGGGATGATATTCACAAACGACGGGTCGCCAGATCGGGTATAAAGCACGGTCTGCGCACCGCGGGAGGCCGCTTCAACGGCGCGACGTAATGAATCCTGAATCAATATAGTCATCTGTTTATTCCACGATGTTAGAGGTTGTTACATTCGGGGCCGCCGCGCTACTGATATTCAGCGCACCTTTCGTTTTCGCACGGGTATCCAGTTTCATATACCGGTTGATGCGGATATCCCGCCCATCAAGCGCTATGCTGATACTGTAATCCTTTGATGCGCACTCAATGATGTTGTTAATCCGGATATTGCTGACATTACCTGCCTGGTACCTGGATCCGTCACCAAATGCCGCATATGATTTCAGTATTGCATTAACCTCATCCCAGCCGCGACCCGGTGTCATGTAGTTAACACTACTGATACCGCTGATTGTCACGTTGTAGATTTTAAACTGCGTGGTCAGGATGGTACTGACCTGTTCATTACCAGTTAGCCCGATATTCGTGGCAGTAATGTCGTGAATGTCGTTACTGGTTCCCACCGCCTCATTTCCCGCCCAGCCATACCAGAAAGGACAGGTCGGATAGATCCACTGACGAATCGAACCTTCCGTCGGGGTCTTATCGGGGCCGTAAACCAGGGAATCATCGCTGTTAACCATAGCTAGACAGTCGTCGCGCGCATATCCGAAAATCTGACGCACACGCATGTGACTGGCGCCGTTGGTGAAGTGGATCCCGTCGCCGTTTTTGTGCGGCTGCCACAGGTCGATATCGTGGATGTAGCCGTACTTAGCACCATACCCGAAATCAGTACCCCAGTTTTTTACGTTCTGGAGTTTAAAGCCGCCAATCTCGAAGTTCTGCGTGCCGTAATAAATCAGCCCGGTGCCGCGCCATCCATATTCGTCGCCGATCCAGTAGCGCGGCCCGGTTCCTGCGGGGATATCAGCATAATACGGCACATCCGCACCACTTAACTTCGGGTATCCCGTGCCAATCAGACGGACATTGTCCGTAATTTCCAGGTCCAGGCACAGACCAAACGGGTCGGCAGGGTTGACAATAACCCCTGCCGCACGAAACAGATTGTCATGCACGCCGTCCTGCAATTTAATCTCAACATTGTCGAGAACAACCCAGACATTACTGCGGTGAATTACGGCTTCGGAGATGATGAACTGTTTCTTCACATAATCCGATGACAGTATTAACCAGCCGCCTCCGGCATCATGCACCCAGTCCATTGCGTTCTGAATCCATTCAATATCGGTAGCGCCGCTGAAATCCTGCAGCCAATACTCGTTGGGGTAATCAAGTCCAAGGCGCTCGCGCTCTGACGACAGCAACTTATGCAACTCGTCCTTGTAAACGTAGTTGTAATAAACTATTGAGACTTCGGACCAGTTCGGCGTTCTGTCAGTGATTATCTGCTGCGCCCAGTACGCGGCATTTTCGGGGATAATCACATAGCCCGAACTGGAGAACACGGGACGGTACGCGATCAGCGCCTTGGCGGCGTCATAAAACACGACGTTGTAGAGACTGCTGCTCTGGCCCGGAGATGAGGCCACAGGCAACCCGCTAAACAGGAGTCTGCCGCCCACACAGGAGTATAGCCCGGTGGAATAGTTAGCGATTCCGTCCTGGGTGAGTGAACTGGCGTTGATGTTCCCGTTATCCAGGCGGACCGGGATCAAATCAGACTTTGTCAGCTTAATAACCGTGTCTGCTTCCCGGCCACGAAGACGATGGTCAATCGTCAGTGACGCACCAGTTACATCTGCAGAAGGGGACGCGCTTTGGTCCAGTGTGTTTGCGACAACAAACCCATCCTGGGTAATTTCACACTGGTAATACCGCGCCTTATACGCCGCATACGTCCCGCACATGATCCCCAGGGGACCCACATACGTTCCCGCTGTGTCATATAATGCGGCGGCGTGGCCTGCGACTGTCGTTGCGGTGTGAACGGTGAGGCGCACAACGTCGCCCTTGCGAACCGGGATCATCCCGGTTCTGCGGTATTGGGTGTTGCCCCCGAACGTCCCGTTACTGGCGTTGACGGTACCGGGCGTGGAAAATGCCATATAGTCATACTGCGACGCGCCGTCTGGGGTCACGACCCGGGCCGCCAGCGTATTCAGTGCTTCAGTGCAGATCTGGACGGATGAGACCAGGGCGGACAGGCCGGAGGCATTTTTCTGACTTTCCACTGAAAGGTTATTAAAGGACTCCGCCAGTACGTTGAATCCGGTCATCAATCCCTGCACAGTATCGCTGCTGTCAATACCTGAAACCGAACCGGCGTCGCCCTCCGCCATAACGTGCAGCGCCGTCATTAAACGCTGGACGGTATCTGACATGAGTTCAACTGCGGCCCCGGATGGCATCTTCCGTCCGGTAGGCTGCAGCGTCCCGGCGTTGTTAATAACCTCAATCGCAAGAGTTCCATCATCAGCACTTCGATAATACGCAGTTGAACCTGTAGGAATATTGCCAGCATCGGCGTCGGCCTGTGCCGCCGCCAGTGTAGGAAATTCGCGGATTGTCCCTGTTATGGCCGCTGTACCCGGCTGCTTCGCCTGCAATACGGCCACGCCTGCTTTGTTTTGATACTGCCATGCAGCGGAAAGCGCATCTGGGCCCTGGGCTACCCAGAAAGACTGGCCGTCAGTAGTAGCTGCCAACCCTGCAATGGTGCCATCAGGATCGCTGGCAGTCTTATAGAATGTGAATTTGTTCTTTGCGTAGTCTGACGCACTACTAGCGGCCGCCTCCGCATCAGCTTTTGCATCCACTGCTGCCGCTGCTGACTGAGCCGCATTAGCCTCTGAATATGTGGCATTTTGCTCTGATGTTGCTGCTGCCGCGGCAGCATCTTTAGCTTCTTGCGCCGCTGCGCTGGTATCCTGATAACCCTGCTGAGCTTCAATTAAATATTGTTTTGCTTCGGCAGCACTAACTGCTGCCTCAGCAGAAAATTGCGCGGCCTGTTGGGTGTCTGTAGTTGCCATATCAGAATCCTATTACTTCCCAGCGAGTTCTAATGGTTGCGTTCTGCGTCTTGCATGCAGAACGAAATGAAAAACCACTTCCTGAAAACGTCGAGTCCATAAGCCATGAGCGTTCATTCTGTCCGACCCCAGGAATATCAACCGGCATCACTTTTACCGAACAGATGGTATTAAATCCAAATACCCCGTCGCTGGTTGTAAACGTTGGGGTAACAAAAATGTTATCCGTTTCGTATTCACCATCAGCCCCAGCAACATTGCAATTGGCATCCGTATAACCCCAGGCAAGACGAGCACCATTTCCAAAAAGAAACCCTCCGGACTGCCCGGGGCCACTGGTAGCATCTACGAAATAGACATTCGTTCCATCGCAGCGAATTTTTCCCCGCCCTGCAGGATATAATGTTGCTGTATTGCTCCCGCTAATTGTTTTGCAAACGACATTAAATCCACCCGAGGTATTATTTGTTACCTTCCATTCCTTAATCCACGGAGGGAAAAATAAATAGATATTCCCAGTTAGCACTCCGCTGATAACTATTTCTGGACGTGAAGCCTGCAAGGCAGTCAGCGTGATATTTGCAGATCCCGATGCAGTTATTGACGAAATACCATAACTTGACACAGGGACCCACCCTGATGCGACACCACCTGTGTTTTCAGGTGTCCCATTGTTGCTATTGAGGGTGTTCAGCCAAAGCCCGTCGAGAGTGCTAAATGGAACAACGGCCCCTTTTGGGTAACCGCCAATAGCGGCTGCATAAGCCGAATCAAATGGATATCCACCCCCGGCCTGATTCCACTGGTGCCTCAAAAAAGACTCATAGAATATACCGTTGAAATCCTGACCTTGAGGTGGCTTCCCGCCTGATGAGAGAGCGATTCTGGTGATTGGGGGGAAGCCAACATCGAATGATGCCTTTCCCCCATTCAGCGTTTCGGTGGTGGCGTCGGTAGGAATGCTGTTACGATCGCCAGACGCGGCAAAGACCACCGTCAGACGCAGTGGCATGGCTGAATTATTCAATTCAGACCTCCTGAATGATGTTTACTTTTACTCCGGGAGGGGAAGGAAGCGCCCCGGAACTCTGTACTATGGCTAACTCTACATCTGACAGGGCGAATTCAAATACGTAGCTCATGACATGGTTGCCATCATCACGCACGTAAGCTCGTCCGCTGGCGCCAAACATGTACACCAGCATGCGATTCATGACCGGCACGGTGCAGTCGCTGATGTTCGCCATCGCTTTGCACATGATCAGCTTGCGGTATGCATCATTGGTCAGGACCACAGTGTTCGTGTCCTGCACGCCGGTATAGAAAGGAGCCTGGTTAAAGGGTTGCGGGTCGGTGAGTTCTGCCGGGGTGCTGGTCGCTTCGCCAAACCCCAGAAACTGCTGGGAAGGTGTCACGGTCAGCAAGCGCTCTACATCAACGATTTTACCCCAGCACATCAGCCCGTAATCGCCGCAGGTCTCGATGTTGAATACGAGGTCATAGAACGTGTCTATCCAGTCCTCTGGCGCTACAGAAGCATTAAAGGTATCAATCAGTGACCGCAGGTTGGTTGAGTTCACGTACTGCGCGTAGATCGTCCAGTCGACATTATTCACTTACCGCCTCCGTTATGATGTTTGTTGCATCGAGGGTCGGCTCCTGATCAATGCCCATGGTCAGCGCACTAGACCAGGTGGTTCCGTCCAGAGAGATCTGGACCGAAAGCACGTTCATGTTCTGTGCATCAAGCGCCTGAATGGGTCCGATATAGCGGCTGCCATAAATTCGCGCGCCGGCACGCGCCCGGGTACCGCCATCTGCGCCGGTAAAGGCATTCAGGACGACCGTTCTGATCTGCGCGTTGATATCTGACGGAAAGCCATCATTTGCCTCGTATTCCACCTTGATATGAACACTCACCGCGTCCAGCGTTTTCCACCTGTAGGTGTACTCCGGATAAGGGGCGTCATAATTTTCGGTATCCTGCACGGTCCCGGTGGTGTCACCGTTCATAACGGTGCCCGGGGGAAGTTTTTTATTGATGGCCGCTGCAATGTCTGCCACTGCCCCGCCATAAACCCCGATATAAATCGAGCTGGCCAGCAGCGTGTAATTCGTGGAACCTTTGTCGACGGAAGTGGGCTCTTTGTTGTCAATCACATAAACATCAAGCACCCCGTCGACTTCCAGGACAGCAGCCCGCACAGCCGCTGCCGTGTTGAAGGCGTTACGTGCCACTGACTGGCGACGGCGATACTCAAATGCAGATCGCCCTTCAACATTCGAGCCCGGCACGCCCGCGGTCTCGTTGGTGATACTCGACCAGCCACTTACCGCGACATAGATGTTTGTCAGGGTACCGATGGGGCAAGCTATCGGCCCGGTAGTCAGGTTCTGGAACTCGATCTTTACCGTACCGTCTGCGCCTATCGTTCCGGCTGCCAGGGACACGTACATATAACCGTTATCGTCGGTTGCATAGGACTGTGCCGGGATAACCGTCCCCGGTACGCCGGAGCATGTGGCCGTTACAACCGTACCCGCAGCAGCAATGCGATCGAGGAAGTAAATCCTGCCGATGCCATCCTGAAATCTGCCGGAGGAAAAGTCCGGGTTCATGTTGTTGACGATAGCCAGAAGCTGATCGTTCTTGTCGGCGATGATTGCAGTATCAGTGACAGCCAGTTGCCCCTGCGGCGTCTTGAGGTTCGTGCTCATCGCCGTCCCGAATGCAGAACCAATATCTGCTATACGCCCGGCAAGAATGTCTCCCTCATCTGGAACATCAAGGCCAGTGGTGGAAAAGGTCACGGCCGGTACCGCCGTAGAGATTGTCGTCATTTTTTCCTCACAGGGTGACGCTGGAATCCAGGCCGTTGGTATCCACGATCGCAATAACGCCTGTAGTGCGGCGCGTATCGCGGTTGTTAATCAGCGTCGGCTCAGCGCGCGCGATATAGCTCATCCGCAACGCTTCAACCTGAAGTGCGGCCGCCATGGCGCCGGTGCTGGCCTTAACGTTCAGAAGCTCTTTGTAATTAACGCCGGTGTCTTTTTCGTAAATGCACTCGCCACGTATGGCCAGGCATGCCGTCGCTACGTCCTGAGCGCAGGCGTAGGGGTTTTCAACCGTGGCGATATTACCCAGCTCATCAAGGACAAGATCCCAGGTATCGGGATCGAGTTTGAGAGAGATTGTTTTCATGGATGAATATCCATTGGTTAAATGTCAGGATTTAATAAATCAGGCGTCCTGGGTATGTTGCTTTAAACAACTTTGAGGGGATCGCCATGGACATCAAAATCACCTGCCCGGAGTGCGGAAGTGAACACATCAAAGCTCCCGCCGAAGTCCACTCGCTGGACGACCTTGCGGGTTCCATCTGCGCCGACTGCGGAAGAGAAATCAGTAAAGATGATGTCGTTAGTCAGGCGAGACAGTTCGCTATCGACTCGCTCAGGAATTCCATCGGGAAATCGTGATTTAAGCTCGCCGGTCAGGACGTGAATCTTGTCGTCTATGCGTGAGGTGTCGATTGACAGGGTAATGAGCATGATTTACTCCCATAAAAAAACCCCGCCGAAGCGAGGTTTGGTTTTCGAAGCACCAATTAGTGCTTCGATTTATTATCAAATAGTTAAGCCACATCAGCACCATGAATAAGGTGGCGAAGCGCCTGAACCCCTTCGGCGTTGTAACGGAACGCCTCAACCTGCTTATCCGAGTGTCTCGACTTATCCAGAAAGAACTTGCCGTACTGCTCAGTTTTCAGGTTGTGTTTATTAGCCACGCGACCGATCTTGTTCGCTGTGCAACCGAGCTGCGCCGCCACTTCACCCGCCGTAGAGTAATGCTCTTCAATCGCTGGCAATGGCACAACTTCGTGACCGAGAAGTGGGTTAACAAGGGTGGCAACAATCACCTGGTTAGCCGATTCGCCAAGCCGCGGAAACATTGACATCAACTCCCGAGCTGATGCGATGTTTTTCTCCAGCGCCTGAGCCTTCAATTGCTCCGCTTTGGCAAGACGATATTCAGTAAGCCCAGATGTGCTTTTGGTCGGCACCTGGATGGCCTGCATGTCTTCCAGCTTATCAACCAAAGAGCGGCGAACTGCCTTGGACTCGCGCGCGGCGACGCGCAGTGCCTGCTTGATGGACATTACTACTTTTTCAGAGGTGGTCCCGTTCGCTTTTTGCACTACGAAAATTTCGTAGTGCTCACCTTCCAGCTCGTCCTTAATGCGGCCAACAAAGTCATTATTGCGGACTTCTTTCTCTCCACACTGTTTGCGAGCATCATTTACCATCAGTAATAACGACTGAGAGTCAATGGTTTTATCGGTGACAACACTGCTTTTTGGTGCTAAATTTAATGAAGTCATTGGTTGGACCCTTATGACAGATTTATGGATAGCCGCCAGCGCCAACTGGCGGTTTTTCTTTTTGCATCACTGCAATACTCCCGTCCCGTATGAAAATACATTTTTCCAGTTAGTATCCCCCCATGGGTGCTCTTCAATATGTTTCGTTTCGCGGCGAAGAAGATCTCGCGTCCTGTTTATAGTCCTCGCATGGTTGGTCACTATCGAGGCAAAGCGAGGTAGTAATTTGTGCTCTGCGGCCAGCAATAACGGGTAAATGTTATGGCAGGCTTCGTACATTACTGCGCTTGATCTCCACAGGTAAGACAGCGAGCAAAGCTCCTCGTCACTGAACTGCTTCGCAATCGGAGAATGCGCCACTTCCCGATCCAGAATATCCAGCACCCAACGGCGGAACTCTTTGGCCTTTGGCGTGCGAGCAAACATCGCAACAAGGTGGGCGCCCCGTAGAGAGAAAACGCGTGATTCCTGCTTTCCTGAAGGGGTGGTCAGTTTGACCACCCCTGTCATTTGTGCTGTAAATTCATCAGCATGGCGTGAGTAAATGCGTTGAACTGCTTTATCATCGGCATACTCAAGCGCTTGACCAACTTCGGCTGCCGTCAGCCAGACCTGGCCACCCATTTCCATGTAGGCGAAATTGGTATTGTGGAAACTTAGCTCTTTGTTCTGTACAATATTCATGTCGATATTTCCTTTCCGGGATTTGTTCGATAAGGAGCCCTGACTATCGCAAGTAGTTAGGGCTTCGTCGTTTTTATGGTTGGGCATTTTTCACCCCAATTAGGCCGTAAGCCTTTCTCAGCTGATAAATCAATTCGGTATTGAACTGCCTGCACTGCTCTTCACCACTGCGCTCAATTGCTTTACGCACATCCTCCGGAAATCGAACTTTACGCTGATACATGTCTTTTGCTTTTTCCATGACTACCTCCACTAAATGCCCCACCGTGAGACACAGGATAAGTGTCACACCGTGCGTCATTGCTGTCAACCCCACCGTGGGGCATAATTTACTTATTGTGATTTTTGAAGGCGATGAACACCATCATGAGTAGAGAAGATCCGCAACTGAGAATCAGGCTACCAAGTGAACTTAAAGATAAAATTGAAGCCTCTGCGAAAGCTAATAACCGCTCAATGAATGCTGAAATAATATTCAGGATAAACCTGAGTTATCTTCTTGATGAAGACAAAAGCATGTTCACTACCGTCGCCGAACCCAACAGCTATGTTGGGCACGCTGAAAGGGTTCTTAAATCTCGAGTCGAAGAATCCTTGCCATCCTTCCTTGAACTTATGGCGAAAAAAATCATGACGGATGAATTCAGGGACGAACTCAAGAGAAAAGCAAGGGAGCAAGCCGAAAAAGAATGGGATGAGATGCACAAAAAGCCCACCTGATGGTGGGCCTTCTCTATCGAAATATCTTGCCGGACATTACTAACGGGCCGAACTCTGGTATGTAATTTTCAGGCTCTGCCCTACACATCTGGATAAGTCTACCTTTCAGTCCAAAAGTAAGCGGCATTCCAAATGGATCTTTATCTTTTGAGTGAAAATCTATGATTGCCTGCGTCATCGCGTCTCCATTTTTTGGATATAATTTTGATAACGCTTCAGACATTTGTTTTTTTCCTTCGTTGCTATTTGGTGCACCAGCATTAACAAGCTGATATGCAAGCATATGTGATGACATAATTATGTTACAAGCATCAAAAACATCCATGGTGTTATCTTTAAGCCACCTCTCCCTGTCCATTATCCTTTTATCAAACATTTTGCTGTTATAGTTGCTGTGTTCAATCATGGTTAACGGAACAGAGGATGTTACCTTTATCTCTCCGCGATCTATGGTCTCGCCAGTTTTGAAATTTATACTTTCAGTTTTAATGGTGGCATATTTTTCTGATAGCTTTTTCTCTATAACGACAGAGAATCCATTCTGACATCGATAGCTAACTGATGTTAGATTTATTGGGTCTGCTCCAGAGGTATGTAGTGACACCATCTTGCAAGTGAAGTGCATTCCTTCAAGGAAGTCAAACTCATAATCCCCGTACCATATTGGCTCGTCATCATTTGCCGTCAGCGTACCATCAAGGTATCCATCAACCATTTTTAAGTGGGATGTTATCTGCTTTGATATGGCGGGCGAAGATAAGGCAAAAAGAATAAATGCTGAAATGACTATAAATTTTTTCATCACGGCTCCAGGGGATCGGTTCGGCTTCCTCCCGATTCTACCCCTCCGTGGTCATGACCATCAACGATGGAACCATCAACCAACTGAAGTTTTCCATTAGCAAGGATTTTTAGACCGTTGATGTTAACGACGCCAGGGCTCTTGATGTTTATGCCATTTCCAGTAAATTCAACGAATTCAGTAGGATCCCCATTCATGCTGGCTATTGCGGTTATGTAGATCGCATCAGAATACGAGTGGCGGCGCTGAGTTGGTGCGGGCCCCTCTGATCTGGTTTCCCTAACGTTCGTGGTGTCCTTGTCGCAGATCACAACCAGACCAATGTCTCCTGGCCTTGGCTCCATTTTTACCGCGCTGTTTCCCGCCTGAAGTCTGAGGTATGGGATCTGGTAAACGTCCTGATTGGCAATGGCCCGGCCTGAAACGTCTACATCATTAACCAGGGGGAGAACGGTCAACACACCCCCTTCAACCTCCCTTACCAGAACAATATCGACAAACGTCATTCCTTTCAGCGCTGAATGTAGCAGCGATAATATGGCGTTACCCTGCGATGACACACTCTCAGGGGTCTGGTTAGTTAGCATTTTCATCCCCTTTTACAAGATACCCAGGCGCGGCCACAACGAACGTTTCCCACAGACCACCGGGAACTTTACAGGAAAGATAATGAGTGGTTCCTGCCTGAATAATCCATTCCCCGCTTGCGTGCGGCAGGTCAGTCTCAAGGATGATTTTGGTATTCAGTTTCAGAGATGGAGAGTAAATGCAGCGAAAGTTAATCCCCATATCATAAAAAATCGGATACCCAATAAGCCCTGTTGATGGAGAAACATATGGAACGACAGAGTCAGAGGGTTTCTTTCCGGTGTAAATAGTGACGGTGCCAAAATCAATATTTACCGTTATTTTATGCGCAGCTGCTATTTCAATGATCTGCTTTATCGCATTGCCTTTGTACACCGGGTTGCGCTCGGTGCTTTTGACGTCGACATTGATGAATTTCAGGCCAACTTTAAAGGCTAGAGCGCGAATCATATCAGCCACATCCGCATCGCCGCGAATGGATGTAGGCTCACAGGGGATCAGGCGCTCCCTGCCAGCGGCCGCCGCGGTTATCTCAATCGGCGCATCCGGCATCTGGTTCAGGTTAATCCTGGCAGATGTTATTGACCCGGAAAAAACACGGGTGTCTCCGGCATAAACGACGATAGCATTTTGCTCGGCGGCGATTATTTTTTGCGCGTTGGTCGTCAGCTTGGCCATGTTCTCCAGCGACAGGCCCCACAGGCTTAGCTCCATCATTGTGCCTGTAGCGCCGCCAAAGGCAGATATAGCAGCCTCACACTTGAAACCTTTAACCGTCAAGGTGTCGCCAATGTCGCCGTCAAACGTACCGTTGGCCAGCGTGAACGATACGGTAAGCTCTCTCTCCTTGTAACTCATCTGCCGACCTCACTGCTCGTCGCATAATACAGCTTGAATCTGGTGCCGATTTCGTCGTAATAGGGATCGGCTGTACCTTTTGAATCAACGAAAACCAGATCGCCACTGAACCCCAGATATTTATACCGAACCAGGTAAACGCAGTTCAGGCAGAGAACACCCTGAAATATCGGCTTGTCATCGACATACAGATCGGCGTAAAACCCGGTTGAACGCTGATGTAACTTGATCGCGCAGTTCTGGCCGCCAAGCGTGACATAGACCTTTTGGGATAGTGACGGTGATAAGCTAATTTCCTGCATGTCACATCACCTTTTCCAGAAAGTCGGAGACGGTGCTTTTTATCTGCTTAGAAACTGCAGTTGAAGAGCTGTCCCACGACTTAGAGACCGACTCGGCTGCCGAGTTAACGTTAGATACAATCGCCGCCCCTGTAGTCTGGAGAGCGTCTGATAAGGTTGTATCTGCACTTGACCAGGCATTCTTAACATCGCTCAATGTCACCTCTTTCGTTGCCCCGGTGATCACCTGCGTTGAGGCTGCGGCGCCATTGTTAGTTTTCGCGTTGCTGGTCGGCGGCCCTTCAATCACAGCATTTGAAAGCATGACCTCCCCGCCGTCCATGATCTCCTCGAAAGTGCAGTTCGCCATCAACAACGTCTGCCCGCGATATGACCCCACAAAATAATCGAAGTGGGTCAGATCGTAGCTGTAATACACCGTGTCCGGCGTCTCGATGTTGTAGGTGCTGGCCGTGTTTTTCATCTCATCCAGTTTCTGAATGAAATTGTTCCGGCTCAGCAAAGAGAAATTGGTCAGGTTAGGCAGTGACCCGGAAAAAGCCGTCCATCCCTCAAGGGCAAAAATGATCCTGAGTTCAGACGGCTGTTTCACTTTGTTGTAGGACGTGTACCGGCCCTTTTCTACCGGCCCCTTAGTCACCGCCGCATCACCGTAGCGATCAACGCTAACCCAGCCAGAAGGAGAGAAAACCTCCTGCCCGGCTGCAGCCGTCAAAAGCGACTCGTCAACGGTGTTATAGGTTATCCGGTAAGTTGGCGACAGGGCGCTGTTAAGGACGGATAACAGGCTTCCTCCCTGAATGGCGGATAGCACTGTCGAGACATTCAGAGAAAACGACATGAGTTATTGTCCTGAGTAGCCAGCCAAAAGCATGACACGGTTGTCGCCGTGCTTTTTGATGTCGCTGGTAAGCTGTTCCACGTTCTGGGCCTGAGTAGTGATTTTGGTGCCATAAAAGTTATAAACACCGCCAGCCTGACCCGGCATCGCGCGGTCTACGGCCATACCGGCGCCGGGGCGCATTCCGGCCATGACTTTGGGGACGTAATTACGAGTTTCCGACGGCAGGTTATCCATGCCTTTCTTCTGGACGTTTCCGAGTCCCCAGTTATAGGAGGCAAGAGTTTTTTCCAGATCGCCGCCTGTGGCATCCAGCAGATAGCGCAGGTATCTTGCAGCGGCATCAGCTGACTTGTGGGGGTCGTAAACGTCCGTCCCTTTCAAACCCAGGTCTCTGGCAGTTCCATCCATAAACTGGAATGGGCCTTTCGCCCCTTTGGGTGATACTGCGTAGGGGTCACCACCTGATTCAGTAGCAGCTACCGAAGACAGCAGACCAGCAGGAAGGCCATATTTACCTTCCAGAGCCCCAAATTCGCCAGTCATTGCCTGAAGAAATGCCTTTCCTTTAGCGCCAAGACGAGCGGCCTGAGCGTTAAGCGGGACGTTGGGATGATACCCCCCGATACTTGGCTCTAAAGAGGAGGCGCCAGCAGGGGTGACAATGGCATCGGCTATTTTAGAAAGCAGAGTCTTTGTCGTATCCCAGTAAGACTTCTCATCTTGGTCCTTCTTTCTGTCCGAAGGTGTTCCCCCCAGCCACTCGGGTAGATACTTGTTCAGGAGGTCATTATATTTTTTATACGTGCTGTTTTCGTAAATGCTTTGGGAGTTACTTGTCACCCCGGGCAGCGCATCATTACCGGTAGGCTTTCCGTCTTCAGTGCCGTACCACGCCTTTTTAAACTCATCAGCAGCCTTGGAGAAGTTGCCGTTATTGAGCTCGTTTAAAGCGTTACCCAGGTGGTTTAGCACTTTTCCGAGCATGGAAAAGTTATCTTTGAGGTTGCGCAGATCGCCTGATAGCGTCCAGCTACCAAGGTCAATACCAGTAATGTCGTTAATGTCCCGCTTCAGCTCTTTGAAGAATGAAGAGGATTTTGCGTTACCAGACGACCACTCTATGAGGAGATCATTCAGATCGCGAATGGTTGGGATCAAGCCCACGTAAATCTGGTTTTTTACCGTGTCGAGATTTTGGCCCAGCTCCGCCCATGCGGCTGTAAATTCCTTTGCGCCTTTGGTTGAGGCATCTGTAATGCCGGAGCTTTTAGTCAGGCGATCAACGTCAGGCAGGAATTTCCCTTCCTGATTACGCTGCAAGGTTGCATCATCAAATCCAAGACTTAACCCGACCTGCCGGCGAAGGTTTGGATCGCTGATTTTCCGTAGCGCATCAAGGGATGTTTTGGCCAGGGAGCTGGCGTCCTGCCCCCACACGTCAAAATTCTGGCCCGTCAGCGCATTTAATTGCGCCAGACCACCAAAAATAGAGCTACTGTAATCGCCGACCCTGGCACCCTGTATGGCGCCCTGAAATCCCTGCAGAGAAGCGCTTATCTTCTCAGCTGAACTTCCTGCTGCCTCTGCTGACTTTGACCAACCGTCAAGCTCACGGGCCGATAGCCCGAGTGCTTTCGACTGGATCGACAAATCCATCAGGCCGGAGGTGGTGCTTTTCACAAAGCTCATCAGGCCGCCGGCAGTGACAGTAACGCCAGTCAGTGCCAGCAATTCCGTCTTGATGCTGCCGAAGAATGCTGCTGCCTTTTTCCCCTGCTCCGCCATCTCTTTGGCGGTTTTTTTCGCATCCTCACGCTGCTTCTTGAGGTCGTCGCTAACGTCTTTCTGCCCCTTACGGAAGTCAGACGTATCAAGGCCCAGCGTAATCAGGAGGGCGTCAATTACCGTTGCTGCCATGATCACTCTCCGCTATGGCTCTGTTGGTGTTATCCACGGTCATTATTTCTATCAGCCACCACATATCCTGGACGCTGTATACGGTGTCCAGTTCGTGGAGTGTCGCCATTTTCCCGGAGATCACCGCGGCGATGGTGCGCGGTACATTCGCATACTGTATGAAGCCGCGATCTGAGTCTTCCGGTACAGATAAGGGGATTTCTAACTTGCGGTGGCTGCTACAAAAGCGATATGGAGTTTGAAGGCTTCAATTTTCAGGCGTGACCAGGTGCTGATTTCTTCGATCTGACCTTCGTCAACAAGCGCTGTTTCGATACCATTACCGCCGAGGAATTTCACGCAGCCAAGCAACTCATCAAGCAGAGGCTTTGACTGTGCGAACGGAACTTTAGCCAGTGAAGTGATACCCCACTGAGCGAGACCTGCCATGCCGCTGGCCATCACGCTTTCATACAGCTCGCGAGCCTCTGTGTTATCCTCGGCTGGGGCCGGCGCCACCGCAGCACTGATGGCCATCATCATATTTTCGGGAACGGTAACGCCGGCGCCAATTACGGCGCACGCCAGGCGGATCGCCCACTCTTCGGCCTGTCTCGCCGGCATTTCGGTGATTTTGAACTGCTTACCCTTGTCACGGTTATCTGCTTCAACCGTGAATACGATGCTTTTACGAGCCATTTTTGTTTCCTGAATGAGTTATCTGGCAATAAAAAAGCCCACCGTAGTGGGCTCATTTCTTCTTCTCTTCACGTTTGCGTCGTCGCTCTTCCCGCAATTCCTCTCGGCGCAAGTCGTCAAATACCTTCATTATCGCTTTCATCATCATGAAATTGATGAAGTGGTGATTAACGCAGCCGTGAACGCGTAACTGCTCGGTGAATTCTTCAGCCGACCGCAGCGCCTCCATCATGTTCTTCTCGCCTGTCATGAATTCCGAGAAGTCGCGCCCCGCTCTGGAGGCGCACTCAACGATTCGGTTATTCATGGTCACGCCGCCGCATACAGCAACTTCATTTGCCCCTTAACGGGGAACGCAGCCATGCAGCGGGCTTCGAAGTCCTTCTGGTCAATGCTGCAACTGGCAATGTTGGTAACGGCGATCAGTTGCTGCTCGACCTTCTCCAGGGCATCAGGCTTAAGATGTTGGTGAATCTTCTCCTTGCTGTCCCCGGCGGCTTGTTTGGCTGCCTGATAGACATAATCGGGAAGTGCGACACCGTACACCCATCGAGCGGTGATCTGACCGAACAGCGCCGGGCAACCACCGACATGACCAAAGTAAGGAAGGCCGGACATTTTCGACAGCGCCTGGTAGAACGGGTCTTTAAAGCGCTTCTCCCAGGACGTTGGTTGCTGGCATACCATCAGGCCGACAATCTGATCTTCGGTGAGCTGGAAGTTTTTACTCAGTAGCAGATTTTTAATATGACGATCACAGGCGCGGGCAAATTTCACTGACAACCAGCGGGCGAATTCCACCGCCAACTCCGGATGAAGCCAGGTCCCGCCGTTTCGCCCTTTCTCCACTCTGACTAAAAGGGGAGAAAAATCCTCTTTTACGCCGGAGCCAGCAATTCCAAGCTCCTCAGCCAATTCGGCGATATAAATTTTTGTCGCCTCAGTCTTTAGCCAGTCCTTTGGTAGCTTGCCGTGATGCTTTGCGGCAACCGTGGCATTGAACCAGCAGTCAGCCGTAAAAGGAAATGAACGGTCATCGTAATTCATGGGGATGATATTAGACATCTCGGTAATTACCTTTTAGTGATGAACCTTGTCACACAGGAATCCGGCCCACAGAAAGGCACCGATAGCCAAACCGGTATCCTCAAGGGTCATCCTGAAAGGTTCTGTGTTGTGATGTGCGCGTGTGAAGCGCGTGGTATTGCGGGAATAAAAAAGCCCGGACTTGGCCGGGCTGATTTTTTTACGCTGAGTAGTCTGCCGGGGTGACGGTTTCCCACTGGATAAGCCCAGTTACCGGCTGAAGCACACGGCCGGCAGACGGCATACGGCGCGCGCGCTGCAGGATACCGTTGGTCATAATGTACTTTTTGCCCAGCGATGGCAGGATCACCGTCCCATTGACACGCAGCACAGACCGCGTGGTCATCTGAGTTGTTTGCCAGTTGTCGATGTACTTAATCGACGGGGATGATGCCGCCAGATGGAATGTCCACGGCAGATCACCATAAATAAAACCACCCAGCAGTTTACCGTCAGCAGTACGCTGGTACTCTGCCATATCGGTATCACCCATTTCGAAGATGTTTTGCGCTTCGAACTGCTCCAGGTTAAACCCTGACGGGTAGAGCTCAGCGATTACCAGCTCAATGATGGCGTCTGCCGACGTAATATTTTGACCGGCCATTACTGCACCTCCACGCTGTTAACGGTGATACCCTGGATGATCCCGCCGTCGGTGTACCAGAAGTAAACCGTTGGCTTGGTACGCGCGGCGCGCATTGCCGCGGTGAACGGGCCGATGTAGACGTAATACCCTTCAGCCATAAGCGAATCCGTAACATCGACGCCAGCGATGGCGTTAATCTGGTCGATCTGCGACTGGTCAAGATCGGTGCCTGCCGTCATGCCACCCCACGCCCTGAATTGCTCAATGGTCGGCTTCATACACGACTCAATGCGAGCTTTTCCGGCTGCTGCGTAGGGCAGATTGCTAGCCTGCTGGAACAGCGCAACAAGAGCCGCCTGAAGCTGAGCGTTAACCCATACCTGACCCGCCCAGGCGTCAAGCCAGGCGTAATCACCGGTAATAGAGCCTGGCGCCCACTGGTTGGTTTCGACGGCATTCGAGGCATAGTTGCCGTAGAAGTTATAGCCGTTGGCCTTGGCCGCCTCGTAATCAGTATCGTTACTGATCATCGGTAGCAGGCCGGACACCTGACGACCATTCAGAGAACAGCGCCCATTGGCCTGCGTGAAGTTCAGCGCGGCCACAAATCCCATAGCATTTGCTGCGTGGTTCGGGTAACCATACACCGGGCAGGTATCGTTATAGGCGTAGGTGTTGATGATGTCGTACACCAGTGCATTCGAGCTTCCCGCCACGATTGCCGTTCCTGATGCGTCCCATGGGACATAGGCAAAGCGGTGGTTCTGGCTGTTTGTCCAGAGCGCAAACGCATTAGCCTGGTCTTTGGTGACAGCGAACGTCGTGGAGAATGTTACCCAGTCCTGCTCTTTGGCCAGAATGGCAGTAAAGATATCGTCAACCACTGCCGGCGCCGCACCCTGAGAGATCACTGCGCTTGTCGCTTCGGTCAGTTTCAGACCCGTAGCAAGCGTACCTTCATCGGCAAAGGTAATGGTGCTATCCACGCCTGTGGTGGCAGAGGTGATGATGAATTTCTTCAGCACGCTATCCCAGGTCACTACAACCGAGGAACCAATACCGGTTTCAATCAGCTCTGCCGCGTTATCAAAACTGGTGGCGCCGCTGAGGTTGATAGCCGCAGAAGTCTCCTCCGTACCATCAACGGTCAGAGTCAGCGTACCCGAAAGCAACTTGAGCTGTGCCAGCGTGGTCGCGGCGTGCGATCCGGAACGAAGGAATGCCGCCACTGCTGCAGTATTGAATCGGCTAAAATACAGCTTGCCAGGCATCTGTGTTTTACCGGTGAATGCGGCGAAATACAGCACCGCGGCGGTGTACTCAATCGACGCGCTGCCGAAGTACGCCTTTACCTCATCCGCACTGGAAAATGAGGGTACTGCACCAACCGGCGCGTATGCGCTGTCGGTCAGGAACAGGCCATTGAGATCAATAGCTGCCCCTGTCGCCTTCAGTACGCCGGGAAGCATCTGGGCGATTTTTGATAGCGAAATTGCCATTTATTATTTCTCCGGAGGAAATCTCACGTCGACCGGCTGCGATATCACATCTGCGCCTGTCATAAACTGCTGAGGAACGCTGACGACAATCAGCGGGTTTGCATGGAATTCAAGCGGCCAGCGGGATTCCCACTGTTTCTCGCCGTTGATCATCGAGGTTTGCCGCGGGGGGCCGGAATAAAGCGGCACCAGGACATTCGCGTTTTCCCTGAACCAGGTGCATGCGAATTCGGAGCGGGCGATGCGCGAGAAGATGGTGGCATTGTTTTGCGCCTGATCTCCGTAGAAATCGAGCTGACATTGCCATTCATCAACGCGGCGAAGTTCTGCCCGTCCGTAATCACTAACGCCGTCATACTCGTAATTGACAGCACTGGTTGAGAGGTCCGTCAGAAAAAGCGGCGTCATAGTAATGAAACCGCCTTTCGGCATGGGGGTCTGATTTTGCTGAGTCTGCGTGATCTCTGCGTCCGGAAAGAGGACAGAAAGGAAATCGCCAGTCGCCTTAAACAGATCGCTTTCAGTGACCTGCAGGCCTACGTCAATTGCTGACATGCGATAACCCTCGTCCAGTCCGGCCAGTTTTCAGGCACATCCACAACCAGCCACGTTTCATTGCCGATAACGAACTTATCGCCGCCCTGCTGGCGATCCCTGTTAATCCCGCACCAGTTGCCATCCGTCCAGATACTGACCAGCACACCCTGGATGTTCATGTTATCCATGTGCCTGATATCAGCCTGACTCAGCGCCTGCTTTTGCACCATCATCGTTACCGGCGGCGCGAAGCCCGGAGAGGTCGAGTAATCCGGGTTTTTGATTGGCCCGATCGAGCGGTAAATCTGCGCCTCGACGCGAGGATTAACCGCGCTAATGGCGTTTCGCACTATGGAATGAAGATTCACTCTTTCACCTCGTAGTCGACCGAGTTCAGCATGTGGGCCGAGTCGATTAACGGGTCATTAAACCCTTTTTTGTCGACCGTGCTTTTTGCGTTCGGAGGCTCAGAAAAGGCGATGATTGACGACTGAATCTGCCCCTTGATCCGCTCCCCCATCAGCGCCAGGCTTTTGCGGGCGTCAAAATCGTTTGCCTTCATGAGTTTCCCGAGCTCTCCGCCCCACTCCGGACCATGTTCAGAAATGGTCTTCCTGAAGTACGGCCGGGATGGGATCGTAACGATATGCTCGGGTATCATTACTGACTGCGCGAAATTGGCCTTTGATGGCTTTGCGAAGCGCGAAACGCCGTCACGGCGAACGTAAAAGTTCAAATCCCGGGTATGCGCCGGGATTTTTACAGTGCCGCCAAATTCGTTAGTGGCTGCCACAAGTGCTACTGGCGTCCCGTCTGGGTACTTAGCCCCCTCAAGGAAACCCACCTTCAAATCATCGCCAGAGGACAGCCCCTTTGCGATAGACTGCAGGTGTTCCATCAGCTTATCGCCGCCTGACATTCCATCCATAGCTACCTCCGGATGAATGAACGACGGTTATAATGGCCCGGGTACATTGAAGGGGATGAGCCAGGGACATATCGCACTGTGCGATAAGGGGCCGTAGCTTGCCAGTAAGCAGCGCCGTATGGCGTCTGGAGATACCACCACGATGACGCACTGGAAGGACCCGCATCAGTCGAAACCGATACAGACCCCTCTGATGCGCTTGCCACCCGACCTACCAGACCAGACGCCTTCTCGCCGTTTACGCCTGAATTCAAAGCCGCGATGTGAGCAACCAGCATATTTAAGAAGACGGCACGGACAGCAACATCCGCAACCAGGCTGCGGTCCGTGTTATCAAGGTAAATCGTTGCCTCCGTGAAGTACGCATTAAGCAGCGTTTCACTTACGGCATCGAACTCCGGATAACGCTCATGAAATGCGGCAACATCAAAGACAACGATCGCCATTATTTTTTGTCCGCCTTCTCAATGCCCGGGGCCGGGTTGTTCTGATCCAGACCTTCCAGACCGGTTTTCTCCGAAGCGTTTTCATTCGCTTTCGCCTGGGCGCTGCTGGTTTTCGCCTGGGCAAACACCAGCTCTTTGCGAACGTAGGGCTGATCAGCATGTACTGCCAGCCACGCCTCAAAGGCTTCCTTGTCCACGTTTTCGGTCAGGCCGTAGCCGCCGAAAACGAGAGAGGAGTTGGAGCCGTTAAGCTCCACTTTGTACCCGCCCTGCTCCAGGATCAGGCCGTTCGGCAGTTTGCATCCTACAGTTACTGTTTCGGCCATGTTACACCCCAATCATGCTGGCAATGCCCAGCGGTTGACGAATGATTGCACCCCAGGTGCCACCGGATTTTTTCTGCCGCCAGGAAGACTCTTCCACCACGACAGCGTGGGCGCGCATCTTCTCGGTGAACGCTGCGTAAGCGGTGTCCTGCTCACCCAGACGCTCAACAATCAGCTGCACAAGCTCGCCTGCGTCGGTGCTGTATTCAACAGCGGTTTCGATACGCATGTTCGGGAAGTTTTTCTTCAGCTGATCGGTGACGTTCACGTTGTACTGGTTCGTCTTGGTCAGGTTGACTTCCATTTCCGGCGACATGCCGAGCACCATGCGATCGGTGCGCTCTACGAGGCCTTTGGTCTGAGAGACCAGCTGCTTATAGAGACGGCCGGAGATGTCGTCATATACAGCTTGCCCGTCTTTAGTTGCCCAGGTAACGCCACCGCCGGAACCAGTCGCCGCCGGCGTCACCGGAGCGCTCAAAGACGGATCGTTGAGCAGGCCGTAGTTTTCCAGCCCGGCGATGCCGTAGAAGTAGGACTTGTTCTGGAATTTGTTCAGCACAAGCGCAGAGGCCACGTTAAGCTCGGCGGCATAGCCGATACGCCCGGCGCCGTACATGTCCAGCTCGCGCTCACCCCAGCGGGTGTGAGTCTGATAATGGAACGACTGGCGCGGTACCCAGTTGACGTTGGCGGACGTCATGCCGTTGTTGTTGAAGTCGCCGTAAGCGCTGGTTTCACCAGTCGACTCGACGATCGGGAACTGCGAGGTCAGCGTCGTCCAGTCGCCTTTTTTCACTTCACCGATAATCTCGGCGGCCTTCATCGGCGTTACGAGAACGCGAATAAGTTCCGGATCGACGTAGTTAGTGAAGTAGGCCGGGATACCGGCGTTATTCGCAGTAACCATTTGCGGCTGGGCATCCATCGCCAGCGCGAAATTCTCCGCAAACTCCGGCTTCAGGTAGTCCTTCGCGCCGGGCAGCACAATGCCATATTTCCCGCTGGCTGCGGCGTAGTGTCGCTGAAATTCGTTCATTACTTGCTCCAGGTGCTGATTTTGACCAGCTCGCCAGCGTCACAATCGCTTGCGGCATAGAATGCGGTCTCGATAAAACCGGCCACGGTTGCGCCGGCTGCGGCGACTTGCACCTCACCGGTGGTCAGGGATGCAAAAACCTTCTGCCCGCGGGTGGCAGCGGTTGACGTTTTGGCCCAGAAGTCACCGGCAACCATCAGGGTGATTTCGCGGCCGGGCTGGATAAGCATGGATGCCTGACCCAGCCAAACGGTGATCGAGGCCTGACCATCACGATGGACAAAGCCAGACGGAACACCGCTACCGGCATTGGAAGCCACACCGTCAACAGCCCAGGCAAAGCGGCCTACAGTCAGGCCGTCCTCACCAGCAACCAGAGCGCCCTCGCCGGCCTGATAGGTCGCGTGAGGGTTGGTGCCAGCAAAGGCCCCTTCGACACCGGGGGCCGGATACTGGTTAATTCGTGTCTGAAAACCTGCCATGTTAACCTCGTTTCAGTTTGCCAGCGGTCGGGAATGCTTTTTCGAACTCACTGACGGAAGCGGAATCCTGCGCAATGACAGGGCGTGAATTTTCTTTCTGGCTGATCGCCATTTTGACCATCGCCGGATAGGCGGAAGGGTGAACGCCGGCGATATCCACACCGCTCTGTTCAAGCGCGGTGCGATAGACATCTTCGGCTGAGTCCATGGCAACGACGTCGCCGATCAGCGGGCGGACAACCTGCTCTGCTTCACGGATTTTCCGGAAGTTTTCCGCAGCCTTTTTAGTTGCGCTGTCGGCCGCCAGACGAATCGCAGAGTCCATCGCCGTTTTGGAGACTTTGTCGTCTTCTTCATCGTCTTCATCTTCGGCGGTTTTCTTCTTGTCCTTGTCTTCTTCGTCGTCCTCATCGTCCGCCGTTTTTTTCTTATCCTTCTCGTCGTCGTCTTCGTCGTCGGCGGGTTTGTTTTCTTTTTCGTCTTCCTTTTCGGCTTCATCAAGAGCCAGAAGAGCTTTGCGGACTTCTGCCTCCAGATCAGCATCCTGCGCCAGAAGTGGCTTAAGGGTGGCGCGGATCGCCGCTACCTTATGTTTACGCATGTGATTAAGCTCCGGTGGTAATGAATCTGCGACCAGTACATCTGGCCCTGCGCGGCCGTCAGGGACCAGCGCTTCGTGGTTTCCGAAAATGTCACGCATAACGCCGTCATAAGGCTCGCCGTCAGGGGTAACACCCGGGGTCATGTCTGCGACGTACTTGTACGATGCAGATAGCTCTCGCTGCTCTCCGCCCTCAATTCCAGCAATCGCGCTGTTATCCCAGATCGACATACCAACCGTGAGATACGTGCCGTCAAACTCCGCATTGGAGTGCGTCACGCCAACACGAAATTCATTTGGCGGGTCGGTGGGAAAATCGGGGATGTGCTTGCTGAGCACGGGGATGTTATTGAAGGTTTTGGCTGCTTTCCGGAGCTCGTCCGGGTGGCGCCAAAGCCGGTAAAGCTTGTTGGGTTCGAGCCCAAGTTCTTCGCTTCTTGGTATCTCTCGTCCGTAGTAGGCGTTGACGTTTGCCTTGCTGATATTCGTTCGTGAAATCTGAAGGCGGCCATTTGCGTCGATAGTGCGCACAGAGGCGCGGTCAAATGCCAGGCTTTCCGTAATCCCGTCCATTGCGGGTCTCTTTTCCTCGCTTATGTATCTGACCTTTATTGTCACCGGCTGCCCCGGTGATTTTGGGGGATGCACTCCAATCACTTCCATTTTTGCATTGCGTGGAAGTAATGTTTCATCTTCATGCTTGTTGCTGGAAAGACCAGTAACATCTAGCCCCTTGTCACCTTTATTTGTTTCTATTTGGAGCATTACACCGCCGATGCTGAACATACCGGCGATCTTTTTTTCTTTAGATGTGGAAAGAAAAGCAGGGTCTGAAACAACCATTCCTTTTTTAATATCTCCGCCTGGGAACAGTTTTTTTGCGTCCTCCCTGCTCATTCCTCGGTAAAGCGTTCCACCTTCTAAACCTCCCTTGCCAATGGCGGAGTCAATGCGTGCCACATCAGGGTCTTCATCTTTACCTTTACGAAGATCTGAGTTTATTTTTAAGAAATTGTCACCTGAGTAACTGGAAATGGCTGACTTTTCATTGGCTGATAGTTTTTCCCCGGCTGATTTCTTTTCATTTTTATTACTATTAATCTTCCCTTCAGCGCCAGCAACAACATCTCCATTTTCATCAATTTTGACGTGGGAACCATTTATGGTTATCCACTTATCCTCATCCTCGGCTAACGAGTAGGATTCGAGTTCGTCCATAGACTTCCCCGCTTATGGCAATAAAAAAGGCCGCCTTAGCGACCTTGATTGATTTTGATTATTTACGATAGGCCTGGTATTACTGGTGACCAGGTGCAACGGCAATTGATTTCCTCTCCAGGCATCACCCATTTACCATCCAGATACATTCCCTTGCTTAGCTCAAACACCTTTCCATCAGCTTTAACGTGGGATGGTCGCGGCTCTTTGCCAGCATGGGAGTGCTTCCATATACCCTGGGTAATGCCTAGCGCCTGCTGTCGAGCGGACTGAACGACTGAGGTAGCCTTGTTGTTCTGATCTCGGGCAATGAACGCCGCACGCCGCCGGGTAATCCCGTATCGCTTCTGGAGTTCATCGGTGAGATAGGACATGTCGCGCCCACGCGCTACCGACCGCATAACCAGCCCTTCCACCTCGGTGAAATACTTTTCGGGGATGGATCGGATAAGGCCGACATTCTCGGCGATGGTCGCCTGAAGAGCGTTATTCATCTGCGAGGTCATCTTGAACTCGACAGTAAACCCCGCATCTTTGAAGGCTGTGGCCAGTGAAGCATCCGCGTTTTTCATGGCGTCGTTAGCGAACCTGTCGGCCAGCTTTTGCGCCATGTCATCAAACCGCCGCGTCCAGCGCTTAGCCAGTTTCTGCATGGCATTACGCATCATCACTGCAGGTGATGCATCCATGGCGACAGCCGCGCCGCTGGCCCGATAGTTTGCCGACAGCCAGTAGACAACAGATGCCTGCATTTCCTGCACCTGCTTATCAAGCTGTCGGCGGTACCATGCTTCGACGCCAGCGTTAGGATGAACCGCCCTTATCGTCAGGGTCTGTTTCTTCCTCTTCGTCGTAGTCGTCTTCGATTTCGAGGTCATCATTCAGGTCCAGAGAGTGATAGGGCGAGTCCGGGTCACCGGCGATTTTTTCGCGGACTTCGTTGCCAGAGAGCACGCTGGCGGCCACATAGACAGCGTCCGTGTCAGCGTCTACTTTGCGAATTTCCGCCCGCTCTTTAGCGCTCATTTCGTACAGCGGCTCAAAGTCGAAGGTTATGCCATCGTCAATGTCGCCGAACTCAGAGAGCTGAATGATGTCCATCACGCGCTTCAGGTTGTCTTTAAAAACAGACTGCTGCAGGGCGTGAATGTAGTCGTAGAAAACGCGGATTTCGCCGTCAGACGTTGCGTTAAGGCCATTTGGAGTAATGCCCAGCAGTTTGACGAGCGGGATGCTCGATACTGCTGACATGTGCTCCTGCGATTGGGCCTGCAGGGCATCAAGGCCGGCGATAGGGGCGCTGACGAACTCCACGGTCTCCGGCTTTTCCTTATCATTATTGACAGCGAACGCCCCGCGGTTATCACGACACTGATTCATAACCTGCAGGCGGGCAATCAGCGTATCTGCTGCACCACCTGTCAGGATCTGGCTCATATCCGTACCGAAAACCGGTATCGAGTAGGAGTGAATCATGTCGCTGACGCTGTCGCGGGTGCGGAGCCAGTTATTCACGTAAGGCTCGGTGATCTGTGAAAGAGACAGGCCGCGGAAGTTATACGATGCTTTCAGCAGATCAGGGACCTGCCGCGAGACGAAATCAATCATCCGGCTTGCATGTACGGTCCGGCCCATGACAAACCACTGCGTCGGCTTGTAGAAATCCGGACTCAGCGGATTGTCGGAGTTATAAATCCCCGGATAGGTCCATATAGGCTCGATGACCCTGAACCCCTGCAGGCTGCCTTTCGTGATCTTCTTGTCGCTCATGAAGAGCTTCGATTGCAGCTCGTTGTCGTCCATCCATGCGGAGATTCCCCGCGGCGAACGAACGTCGATGTAAATTTGGCCACCGCCAAAGTAGCCGTCATGTTCTGCGGCTTCTTTAAAGCGCTCGCGCACCTTAAACCGCTTCATGGCCTCTTCGAGCTGTTTTACCCGATCCGCCTTGTCTTCATTGCCGACAGTTTTGAGCTTTATCCATTTGCGGGTCATTTCCTCCGCGATGGTGCCTACCATCTTGCGATATTCAGGCTTCTGCGCCAGCGTGGCCAGATACGGGTATCCGGGAAAGCTATTAAAGTCGCCATAGCCGTAACCGCCATATGCAGCATTGAGATCATCGTAAGGCGTGGAGTCCATTGCCAGAATGGCGCTTTTGATAGCCTCGGGGATCACCCCTTTCGGCGGCTCGTAGCGCTGAAACTCTCTTTTCGGTAATGCGCGAACTTCGGCCACGGCCTCGGGCCTGATCCCGACCTTCGCTGCTTCAGGTTCTTTTGCCGGCTCAGGCGCGGCGACTTCTTTCTTTTTAAACCACCACACTTAAATTCTCCTGAGTTGATTCGGGTCGATAACCATCGGCTGCGGGCCGGAAATCAGGTTGTCGTCGATTGCGTCCATCCAGGTATCGAGGATGTCGTCGTTGTCGTGACTGTCATCAGCGGAGAAAGCAGCGCATTCCGTCATCGCCGTCAGAACCCACTCCGTTGAGCCTGCGATCGTGCCGTCCTCGTAGAAGATGCTGGAAAGCTTCTGTCCGTCGTCGGTGTGCGTGGCGGGGACAAACACTTTCCCGGTTTTGATTTGGGGGATGACGTTAAGGCAGCGAACGAGCTTGTTCTGCCCGGTGCCGCGCGGGATTTCCCTCACCGGGATGGCGAGCTGTCCGGGAGTCTGGCTACGTTTTTTCAGGGTGGTGATAAGGCCCTGCCCGGCCTGCTTCTCTTCAATGGCCATATGACGCAGCGGCATAACCCGCATGGAGCCAGACAGGCGCCACTTTTCCCAAACCTCTTCTGCTTTCTTCAGGAGGTCTTCCGGGTCCCACCGGCCGCGAACGACGTCGATGATGTACAGGTTGCCATCGACACCCATGCCAACCAGCGTAAACACGGTGTAATCCAGCCAGTCCTCTACCTTCCCGCTGTTCGTATCAACGTACACGGCGCGGTGCGTAAGCTTCGGCAGGGTGGTGTACGTTCTGAACCAGCTGGTGTCGATGATCCCGCCAGTCAGCGCCATCGGGTTTTGCTGGTATTGCGACAGGAAGGTATAGCGATCCTTTTCCCACAGCTGCAGGAGGTCGTTAACGTCTTCCATCTGCGGCCAGTAGGACCAGTAGCGAACGCCACCAACGACCACAGAATCGGTATCTTTGACCGTTTCCCAGCAAAGCGAACGCCATGGCTCATCGAGCGACTGGATGTACTTCTCGTCGATCATGGCCGGTATGGCGACATGGTGAAACGGCACGCCCATCCCGCCGGCAAGCATGAAGCCCGTTGCATCGTCGGTGTGCAGACGCTGCTGAATGCTTACAAATGGCGTCGGGTGCTCTTTCGACTTATCGCCGCGGCGTGAGCGAATGGTGTTTACCAGCAGCGTATTTGCGCTTTTGCGTCGGGACTCGCTGAGCATGTCCACCGGCTTGTTGTAGTCGTCCAGCATCACCATGCCGGAGAACTCTGGTCCGTAGTATCCACCACGACCACCGGTGATCTGCCCGTTGCTTGAGCGCGATACCGTCTGGCCTATAGAGCGCCCTCGCTCGTCCTTTATCTCCCACTCTTCCGCCTGGTTGACACCAAACGAGCAGGGCCAGAACTCCTGATATTCGCGGCTGGCGATAATGTCGCGGGTGCGCCGGCTGTTACGCTTTACCAGCGTGTCAGCAAAAGAGATATTCAGGTTGCGAAAGCGTTTAAGCCGCTTCTCCTGCACCAGGGCGTTGACATACGCCGGGAAGTGGATGGAGAAGAACTCTGTTTTTGTACCGCCGGGCGGGATGTTGATAATCAGGTTTCGCGGGACAAGGCGCCCGGCAAGCAGATCATCAATTTTCGAAGCCATCAGGCGGTGATGCCAGTTAACCAGCAGCCGATCGCCCTGAATCAGCTCGAACCATATCCGGGTGAAGTTCAGGAATGACTTCGTAGACTTTGAACGGATGATCACGCGCTCCGGGAATGACAGGTCATCCCATTCGATAATTCCGCTCATATCAGTCCAGCCCTTCTAACCTTCCCTCCAGCTTCTGCTGGGCCTTCGCATAGTCTTCAGCGGTGTACGTCACCTGATTCAGCGGGCCGCCGTCTTTACCGGTCAGCTCGACCTTTTGCTTGTTGCTGTAGGCATCGCCAACCTCTTTTGCCGCCTGCTCCAGTAACTGAGCTGTCATGCCGAGGTTTTTCATACCTTCGGCAGTCGTAGACATTCGCTGCAGGACGCGCAGGCGATAGGCCTTGTTGGCGATCGGGATGTCGGATATTTCGTTGAGGAAGCGGTCTCGGGTGCGGTTGAAGAGGTCGACCCATTTTTGAGCCAAACCTTTCCCTGCCACCTTTGTCGGGTCATGAGATGCCACCTGCTGGCGCGTCACCTGAACCTTGAACTCTTTTTGTACAGACTCGACGATTTGGGATGGCGTATCAAAGCAAGCGAGCTCTTGAACGATAAAGGCTCTCACTTCTGGTTTTAGTGCAGCCATAACCCACCGTCCGTATAAAGCAGTATAAAATCACGCCAGCTTCAGCATGCATGTCCCGCAAGCTCTGGCAACATCGATATGAGCAACCTCCGCCGGCCTGTTAGCCGCATCCACCATTTCCTGCACGTCTTTGCTGGCGCCGTAACGCCGGACCACTCCGACGAATTCCTCGACGTCATGGCCGCGAAGTTTGAGCACCGGCATTCCGGTCTCTTTGTTGAACTTCGGCGCGCCATAGTCATCGGTAGCCTGGGCGATGTGGTAAAGCTCATGCTCAACCAGTGCGCAGAACTCCAGATCGTTACATTGCTCGCAGTGGTCAGCAGCCAGGGTGATGATGAACTTCGGTATATGACCGAACCATTCATGCATCTGCTGTTCCATGCGGGACTTCTGCCAACCTCCTGCTCGCATCATTACCTGCTCACACTGGCCCAGCACAATGCGCCCGCTTTTGGCGAATGAGCCAGAAGCCCACATGAACGCGACATCAGCGTCGACCAAGTGCGTATGGTCAGGGTTATGGATTTGGCCCTCTTCGGAGAGGATGTTCTGATTTACCCATTC